CGTTGAGCGATACCTTGAGCTCAGGCACGTTGCCAAGCCAGCGCAAGGCTTGCGGGTTGCCGTTGCTGTCACGGGTGGCGATATAGACGCGGCCTTGTCCGGAAAAATACGCCATGTTCAGTCTCCTTTACGGGTGTGTTTTCGGGGTTCGGGTTTGGGTTCCGGCGCGGCTTTGGCCACGCCGTGTTCGATCAGCCACTGTGCGGTGCTTTCGTCAACGTCGAGCGTATCGCCGGGCTGGTAATCCGTCCAGGCGTCGGTGTGGGGTTTGAGCAAGGTCACGATCACGATGCGACTCCTTGGATGACTTCGCCAACCTCGAAGGCCAGCGGATAGAGCAACAGCCCATCCTGATAAACTGGCGCGGGTGGTGTGACTGGCTGCATGGTCTGCACACCAACGCGCGGCTGCCATCCCATGAGCGATTGCAGGCATGCCTTCACAAGATCGGCAGCATCGGCCCTGGCCGACTCGCCGGTGGCGGCGTAGTGGACGTTGCGCACTACCACAACCACCAGCCAGCGACTGGCGATGCGCGCGGTCTTGCCAAAGCCTGTCACCTCCAGCACCTTGTGGCCGTCGGAGACGACAAATGCGGCTGGAAGCTTTTTGCCGCCAACGTCCTCAACCCCAAGCGCAACCGCGCCATGCACACCGGCAAGCTCCGGCACGGTATCGATGAGGCGCTGGCGGATGAGGGGCTCTAGGTCCAGCATCAGTAGCCCCCCGTACCATCGCGGCTCATCACGCGCGGGTTGCCAAGACTCAACCCGGCAAGCGCCGGGGCTGCTGATGCCTCCGGCAAGCCGAGCGACATCACGCCCTTGGCAAGGCTCTCCAGCGTGCGGCGCGCGTCTTCATAGCGGCGTCGCACCTCTTCGCTAGCGCGATCTTCCCACAGCCGGTAGCGTGCAATGTCGCAAGCAATGCGGTTCAGCACAGGCGGCACGGTCGCCAGCGGCAGGGCGTAGCGGCTGGCGAGATAGCCGTCGATCTCCGCGTCTGCGTCCGCCAACGCGCGCGCCACGATGCCCGCATCCGGCACGCCCGCGCCCACCCGGTCGGTGAGCTGAGTTAGCTCATCGGCGCCGAAGCGGGCTTCCAGATCGGCCTGGGCGGCGTAGGGCATGGCGTCACTCCGCCTCGGACACGATCAGCATGGAGTCACGATGCAGCGCAGCAGCCTGCCAGGGCTCTACCTCGACCACCACCGGATCGCGCCAGAACGGCCCGAGTCCGGCGCGGTAGCGCGGTTGATCGCCGTGCACGGGCGCGGTGCGCACCGAAAGGCGCACGGTAGCGCGCGCGGGCGCGGCGGCGGGCTTTTTCGCGGCCATCGTCAGCCCCTTACACCAGCCACGGCGAGACGATCAGATCGACCACGCCGAAGTTGGGGTTGGACGCGCCGTTGGCGAGCCGCTCGTTCTTCACGATCTCAATGGCGGCGGCGCGCAAGGAGGGCGGCACCACCAGCACGGTCGGCTTGATGCCCAGTGGGCGGCCACCGTCGGCCTTGATGCTCATCATCGCGCTCATCGCCGCGTTGAAGTTGGTGGCGTCCAGCGCAGCCTTGCTCTTGTAGGCCATCTGCCAGAAGCCAAGGCCGGCATTGCAGCGATAGCGGATGCCGTAGCGGTATTCGTCGCGCATGAACACGCCTTCGTCCTGGGTGGAGGTGAGGGCCTCCAGCTCCGGCGTGGTGCGCTCCTGGAAGATCAGGGGCTTGAGCGCCCGGCTGGTGTCGAGCAGATACCAGGCATCGCCCGTGCCCGCTTGCACGTTGGAGACTAGGGTTGCCGTGCCGGTTCCATCCACGTTGGGATAGACCGGGTGGTCGGTGTCGAAGAAGTATTGACCGTCGTAGCAGTTGGTGGTGTGCGCGTTCTTGAGCAGGTCGAACACCAGCTGATCCGGGTGGGCAGCGGCGGCGCGCCCCATCTCGGCGAACAGCGGGGTATAGACGCCCACGTTGTCGTCCTCGATGTCGGTGCGGCGCACCGAGACGGTGCCCTCGTAGAGCTTGTTCTGAATCTGGTACGCCTGCGCCGCCATATCCTTGGCCACGCGGTCGCCCACCCACTCGCGCAGGGTGGGGAACTGGTTGAGCCAGCCGTAGGTGTTGCTGGCCGAGCTGGACGGCACGCGGGTGGCGACCCGGGCCCAGTCGGTGGGCGTATCGGTCAGCGCATCCTGAAAGGCTTTGGAAAAGCCCGTGCGCAGGGAAGCAATCAGTGCGGGGGTGATGATGGCCATGGTGGTTTACTCCTTGGTGATGAGTTGTTTGGCTTGGGAGAACGCCTCCTCGGTCATGCCGAGCAGCTTCGCGGCGAGGCGGTCTTCGTCGGTGAGGATCACGCCGCCCACGCTGTGCGCGGAGGGCTTGGTCTCGGATGCGGGCACGATCTCCGGCGCGGCGGCAACAAAAGCCTTGAAGCCTTCGAGGTCGCGGCTGGCGTAGGCCAGCGCCCATTCCTTCATGCCGGGACTCACCTTGCGCGCGCTCATGGCAGCTTCCACCGCAGCATCGGCCTCGCGTCGGGCGATCTCGGCCTGAAGCGCGGCGAGCTGGTCGGAAACCTGTTTGTGCATGGCGATGGGCACATACTGCGCCGGATCGGGCTGGCTGGCATGGGCCGCCTCGATCTCCTCGATCTTGTCGATCATGCGCTGGCAGGCGGCGGCCGCTTCGTCTTCGGTGCAGTCGGCAGGCACGCCAAGCAGGGCGGCGATCTTATCGGGCAGGATCATGGTGCGGTTCTCCTTTCGTGAGGCTGCGGCTTGCAGATAAAGATTGGGGTTGTGGGTCAGCCCCGCGCCGGACAGCGCCACCACCCGGCCATCCTTGGCCTGGTAGCGGAACACCGGCGAGAGGTAGCGGTATTCCTTGTTGGCGAGCAGCTCGGCGGCGCGCGGCGTCCATTCAACCCGCGCCCAGATGCCGTCCTCGCGGGCCTGTATCTCCTTGATCCACCCGGCGGCGGGAACCGGACCCGCCTTTTCCTCGGCGGTGATGCTCTGGTGGTCGTAGTCGATGGGCAGGTCTGCGCCGTTAGCCGCGAAGGCATCAAGCACCGCCTGGGCGTCCAGCGTGTATGGCCCTCGTCCGTCGCGGCCAGAGAAGGTGCCCGCCGGAATGAGATGCACCCACTCCGGCGGGGTGAAAGACGCCTCGTCGGCGTCGGCTGGAGACAAGGGCATGGAGATGGCATGACGCGCGAGCCTGTGCCCGGCGCCGGCATGAGCCACTGTGAGAACTGGTGGGCAGTAAGTCATGTCGTGCTTTTCCCAGGCCGCCTTATAGCACATGAATATCAGTTTGTCTAGTCAATGATCGCTGTCCGCCAGATATGCGCGGATGGCGTCAAGGATCAGGGAGCGGGCCGCGTCGTCTATCCTGCCATCCTGTGTTACCGGAAAGTAACGCCGTGCTGGGATGTCGCCCCAGGGGATCTTGGCCCCGCGCTTGGTTGCGCCGAAGGCCCCTTTCTTGGCCCCAAACTGGAGCACGGCGGCCTGCACGGCGGACGATCCGACGGTCACGCTGTCGGCGCTGGCGTCGTAGTGCAGGCGACTGGTGACAAAGGTTCTTTCGTTGATGAGCGGCTTATTGCCCTTTTTCCTGGCAAGCGTCACCGGGCTGTTGGGCGCGAAGGGCTGCCCCGTCCAGTCGCGGCCCGAGAGGATGCGTTCCCGGCTTCCTTCAATCAGCGCCTGGCCGATGGTGTGCATGGCGGGTTTCATGTTCGAGGCGCGGCGGCGCAGCTCTTCGAGCGCCTGGCGCACTTCGCGGTCGTCGATTTCGATGCGGATCATTTTGGCCCCCTCCTTATATCAGCGCGCAGCGCATCCCCAAGCGGCGTCGGCAGCTTGTCCGCCTTGCGCTCGATCTCTCGCACCAGGTCGGATGTCCCGCCAGGCATGTACCCCCAACCCTTGTCGATGCCAACCTGCTCGCCGGTATTTGGGTCTATCTCATCCCATCCGGCTGGCGGTTCGGTGTAGCCTGGCTTTCCGCCTACGAGCCTAGCCGTATTCGCTCCGGCTGCTCCTACAACGCGGCATTTGCAGCCAAAACCATTTGGAGGATAGTGCGTCTGCCAGAACGG